CCCTTATGCAGTACGGGCAACCGTCAGCGACGCCTGCCGTCTCACGCTGATGGATGGAGTGGGCACAGTGGCGGCGTCGTCCTCCGTCCCGTCCACGTATGCGGCGGATACGGACACACAACACCCGTTCGGTACAGTGATGGTCGTGGACGTGTTAATGTGCCATACGTCTTCAGCAGCTGCAGGCGTCACGATAGCAACGCTGTCCGGAATGGGTGTCCCATTCACAGTGATCGCCACCGCAATAGGAGTCACCGCTCCGCCTTCCGGAATGGACACGTTGACCTGCGCGGTCACGTTGTACCTCGCAAAGCAATTGGTGTTGCCGCCTTTCAAAGTAACAACCCCGGTCGCAAGCGGAACCACGCAGCCCCGGTTGCAAGGGATAGACACGATATTGAACGGAATGGTCCCGTTCAGAGCGACAAGCGAGTCGCTCGCCGTGATATACTTCGCCATGCGTCACACCCCCGTCAATTCATGAACCCGCCGTTGCATCCGCACCCGCCAACGGGGTTCTGACCGTTGCATGTGAAAATCGGCTGGCTTCCGTATACGGGCTGAGCCGGGATGGGGCAGCTCCGCAGTTCTCCGATGATGGCGTCACGGATATTACCGGTCTGGGTCGCCTGAGAAGCGGCCAAGTTTGCCATGTTCAACTGATTCTGGAGACCGGCATTGTCCCTCTGAGCCTGGGCCAGCTGGCTCTTTACGCCGTCCAGTTCCAGCGCACACAGTTTATCCATGATCGCCTGGCTGGTCCGGTTCTGGTTGTCGATGATGTCCCTGGTGTTCGTCGCGGATGCGTACCGCACATCACACAGCCCGCTCTGCACGCCGTTGAAGCCCTGAGCGTTCGCCGTCTGTTCCGCAAAACTCCTGTTCAGGCTGGCAATCTCGTTGCCGTACAGCTGCTGGGCAATGGCATTCTGAGCGCCCGTCACAGCGGCCACAATGCCGTTTCCGGTCTGGCAGATGTTCTGGTTAATCCCAGCCTGCCCCAGCTGAACGTTGCCGAATCCAGCAGTCACGCTGTTCTGAAGCCCGGAAATGGAAGTCTGAAGGTTCTGGTCCCGGAAGCCGTCTGAAATGTGCTGGCTGTTGTTGAGCCACGGATAGAGGTAATCCATCCCGAAGCCGCCCATGCCGCCCATCATCATGGGCCACATGCCGCCGCCGAATCCGCCGAACATCCCGTTCCCGCAGATCAGGAGCAGAAGAATAATCCACCAGCCATCAGCCCCGCCGAATCCGAAACCGCCGTTACCGCCGCCGTAAGCGGGCGAAACGGGCATATAAAAACCGTTGCTGTTTTCGCTCGTCATTTTGATTGATTCCTTTCGATTTTATTTATTCAAATCGGTCTATGCGCACTCAACCGAAAAGAATCAATTTAGTCACATTCATAATCAATAATGCCATTTTGATCAGAAATGGCTGTCTTGATTATTGATTATTTCACACCCATCCTGGCCAGCATCGGCGCGATCATCCGCATCATCGGCCCGCCGACCTGCCCGCTCTGGATCAGGTGCATCGCCATCTTTCTCGGGTCGCCGTCCATGTTCCCGGGCAGATTGAATCCGGCCTGCTTCAGCATCGCCTCAGGATTGGCCTTTAATTGCCACATAGCCGCGTTCCAGCCTTCCGGCGTATTGGCGTTCACCTGCTGTGCCGGAGCCGTCTCAGCTGGTGCCTGAGGCCTCCCGTTCATCATTCCGTACAGAGGATTCATGTTATTCCCCATTCGCGTTCCGCCTCGTTGTTCCGGTCGCCGCGCTGATGCCCTGGATGCTTTCCATCAGCTCGTTCTTCATCCGCTCCAGGTCGTCTTTCTTCACGAACCGCTCAGCCTCGTCCTTCCGCACATACTGGCTCATATCACGCTCGGCCGGTTCGTTCCCGGACATCAGCGCCTCCCGCTGTCCGGCTCCGCTCTGGCTGTTATCCTCAATGGTGTACCGGATTTTCCGCAGAGGATTCGGCATGCCCATCTGGTTCACGCTCTTCAGGTAAATGACGGGCTCGTTGATGTCCCACATGGCGTGCTGAGTCACGCCGACGGGTAGCTGCATGGCTCTTGCGGCCGCTTCTCCGTCAACCCAGTCGATCCCCTGCGCCGGCGCGGCGCCATAGCTCTGCGTCGGCATCTGCCCGTAGCTCATCTGCGTGTAGCCCTGGCCGTAGCTGTTCATGTTCGCGCCGCTTCCGTATCCCTGACCTGCCCAGTTTCCGCCGTAGTTCATCTTCCATCGTCCTTTCTTTTTCTGAAGTAATATGTTGGTATTTCGTCTCCGCTGTCCCAACTGTCCACGTAGTTTCCGCAGACAATTGCGACGGCGTGGCTCCCAGTCCCGATGATGTACGTCCCTTCCCTGTATCGTTCGCAGAATTTCCGGACCGTGATGCATTCCGGGCAGTTATCCGGTAGCAGGAACTTCTCAAACCCATTCCGTTTCAGGTACAGTTCCCACAGCCAGTTCACACTCGGCATCGTGCATTTTTCGTGGCTCAGTACGCACAGATCCCAGTGCACCTCGTCCCAGGTCTTCCCCGTTGCGATGGCAATGGCCCTCACAACGCAGTCTGGCTCTTCGCTTCTGCACGGGTTTGGGTTGGCGTATATCCACATGTGCGCCCCCTCGCTTCGCAGGCTTCCCAATCCTTCATGATCCGCTCTTCGATTTCGCCATCGTCCGGGGCGAGGTCGAGCAGCACAGCGGTCAGTAGCATCATCGTGTACGTCTTTTCCTTGTCTGTCCCGGTCCGCTCCGCGATGCGCCTGGCCATCTGCCTGCTCTTTTCCGAATACATTGGGTGCGCCCCCTTTCTGGCTGTATTTTTGCATAAAAAGAGCCCCTCCCGGAAGTGTCCGGAAGGGGTTCTTTGGGTGCTCTTTCGTGCCCTTTATATGTGCGAAAACAGGTCTTCTTTGCGTTTTCGGATAATCTTCTTCAGTCTGTCGATGCTCAGCGGATATCCCATCTCATCGAGCCGTGCCTGCATCCGTTCGTATGTCGTCCCGTCGAACAGATACATGGACAGGATGATTCTGTCCCGTTCTCCGTTTCTGCCGATGATCCACTGACGGATCGCCTCTTCGATTTCGTCCCTGCTCATTTCGCTGTTGTTCATTTTTTCTTCACGACGCCTGTTCCACCACACGTTCCGCATGGCTTCAGGCCGCTCTTGCTGTTTCCGGCCTGTGATTTCTTAATCCGGACCCGGATCGTTTGCCTCGCCTTCGCCATAGTTCACATCTCCTATCCCTGTACCGAATACCTGCGCGACGCCGCCACCTTCGCTGTCTGCTTCCTGCGTCACCACCACGTCCTGGAACTGGTTCTCGTATACAATCCAACCAGCGTTCGTGATAAACAGCATGGCCAGCACAACCATGAATGCGATAAAAAGCCTTTTGTTTGCTACTTCCATTCTGGTCATTTCGCGCTCGTGCTGCGCTTCTGTGTAAATCATTCCCTGCTCCGTATCGCTGCGGTCATACTCTTCCATTTCTGTTCCCTCGTTTTTTGTTTATTTGAATCAATACGGCTCCGCGAATCGAACGTGAAATTAAGTCCAGTAGTGTGCATTTGCTCTTGCTGCGAACCTGACACCGTATCGATTCAATGCGTTATTTATTGGCCGTCGCCCTCCGTCGCGGGAGGTTGGTCTACGTTGATTTTTTCGCCATTGAGGTACAGATCTCCAGCCGCGTGGTACACAGGCTCCGGAGAGGCGCCGGCGGCGTCAATCAGTCCTTCGCCGACGATGTAGGCGATGACGGCGGCACCAGCCATGATCAGGGCCGTGACCTGCGTCGCTGTTTCCTTTGCCCCACCCAGGGCCACGAACAGCATGGTAACGAATTCAGCGACCGCCGCCCAGAATTTACGGCTTGTCAGTTTGCGCTTCCAATCCATCTTTGCGTCCTCCTTTTATTTGTCGATCAGGTAGTTGGTGATTTCCTGCTGACTGGCTCTCAGTTTGTCGTCGCTGTTTCCGTTAATCTCGTGTGACAGCAACGCAAGAATGCCACGACACAGAACCTTGTTTCCCTGCTCTATGTTAGCCAGCTGGTCCTGGTGCGTCCCCAGGATGCGCGTATGCTCATCCAGTCTCGATTTGTCCGTCGCCAGTTTGCGGTCGATCTCCGCAAATCTCGGTTCCAGTTTCGCCAGCACATTTGCGCTGATCGTTTCTGCCAATTTGTCCTCCGGTTCTTTTTTGAGCTTGTCCCGCTCGTGCTTTTTACGGAACACGTCGAGTACTTTATCGGCGAGGACGATCAGCGTCCCGATGCATACCAGCCCAAAGAGCGTGACCCACAGCACGGAAGGGGTGAGCCCCTCAATGGTTGGCAGTTGTGTCTGCATTGGCTTCACCTCCTTCCTACTGTCCGGACATCGGAACCAGGTCTGTCACGACCCTGGTCCCTTCGTCAATCTGGCATGTCGTCGTGAACAGGTAATATACAGGGTCGTACCCGGAGCCGTTAGCTCTTTCCATGATGTACGGTGCAACAACATAGCACGTCTCGTCTCCCATCACATCATGCAGTATATACGTGATCAGCGGGATGATAGTGGGTGACGGTGAATAGTTTGTGGATACATCTATTGCCAGCGGCTCGTTATATGTGTATATCGTCTTTGCTGTTCCTTCAGTTGGAAACTTAATTACTTCGAACGTATACAGCCCGGAACCTACCCGTGTGGGCTTTATCATGAATATAT